TTAAACGATGAGTTACGGCAGAGTGCCGTTTGAAAGGGATAATAGATTATGAGTACGAATGTTACGTTGACAGGAACGTTAGGGCAAGACCCGGAGTTGAAGTTTACGACGGCGGGTAAAGCGGTTGTTTCTTTGAGTGTGGTTACTTCCAAGTCTGTGAAAACGGATTCTGGTTGGGAGAATAGCGAGGAAACTTGGTGGAGAGTTACCGCGTGGGAGAAGTTGGCTGAGAATGTTGTTGAATCCTTGAAAAAGGGCGATCCAGTCATTGTTGTGGGTAGGTCTTTCATGGATTCGTTTACGGATAAGGCTGGTGCTGAGCGTCAGTCTTTGAAGGTTAATGCGTACAATATTGGGCTGGATTTGAAGAGAAGGTCGGTTACCGTGAATCGGATTGTCCGGGATTCTTCTCCGGCGTCGGCTCCGGATGCTGATGATCCTTGGGCTACGCCTGCTCAGGACGATTCTCCGCCGTTTTAGTCAAACCATACCCCCCGTGGTAGTTCCTAAACCCCGGTATGTTACCCTTAACTTAATAGAAAAGATCCACTTTTCTGAAAGGGGCAGCAATGAAAAAAGAAATTGCAAACATAGTCACCGACCGAATTATCAAATCTATGGAAACCGGAATGGTTCCTTGGAGAAAGCCTTGGAATGATTCTAATAATTCCCCGACCAGCCTTGCAACAGGCAAAAAATATCGTGGAATCAATAACCTGATTCTTAATATGGTTGGTCAAATCGAAGGTTACGAAAGTGGCCTTTGGGGAACCTACAAGCAATTCGCTGGTATGGATGGATCAGTCACCAAGGGTCAAGAAGGGACTCCAGTTATCCTCTGGAAGCCAATCGAAAAAGTAAACGCCAAAGGTGAAGAAGAATCATTCATGCTCATGCGTTACTTCACGGTTTTCAACATTGCTCAAACTAATGTTGAAATTCCAGAGAAATACAAAAAAATAGCGCGTAAGCCAGTGCCAGTTCTGGAAGGTCTCAAGACAGCGATGAATTACCCTAACGGGCCAAAGATCGCTCACCTTGAGCAAGACAAAGCCTTCTACGTTCCCAGCCTTGACAAGATCACGTTACCCAACGTTGATCAGTTCAAAAGTTCTACCGATTACGCTCAAACCGTTCTCCATGAGATCGCTCATTCGACCGGACACGAAACCCGGTTGAATCGTGACATCAAAAATGGATTTGGTTGTGAAGGATATGCAGCCGAAGAGTTGGTGGCTGAAATCGGTTCAGCGATGCTGGCAAATGAGTTGGATATAGATGTTGATTGGGATCAGTCAGCAGCCTACGTCGGCTCATGGTTGAAGGCATTGAAAGATGATCGGAAAATGATCATCACGGCTGCTCAACGGGCACAGAAAATTATTGATCATGTGCTTCCGGAAGATTCAGCCGATACGGTTGCAGGAGCAGCCTAAAACTCCCGGTGTCTGATTTGCAGAGAGATGTGAATCAGGCATCGGGCTTCACCATTCAGGAAGGAAGTGAACGTAAATGAGCGTTGTTATCAATTCTGACGGAAAAATAATGACCGCATATTCCTACGGTAAAAAAATTCTGTCTTGGAACCGGGGCGCTATGCAGATACTTAATCCGCACAGCCTTAAACCGATTAGTTACGGAACAATGATTGATTTTGTTAATTTAGTAGAAATCAGCCAGCGTGGAGAGAGACCAAGATGAGAAGAATAAGAACGGAATCAAAGGAAACTTTGAAATGCCCTCATTGTGGCTCTGGAGGGGAAATGACAAATAAATACGTTTACCGTTGTGATGAGAACGTAAAATGTGGCCGGTATTTCATTAGGAGAGGTGAATAATATGTGGGATGAACCTAAGTTCGTGAGATTAGAGGCGGAGCATGAGCGTGACGATATTCTTGGTCACAAGATAATTGTGTGTGAATGGAGCGACGATTCCTACACGGTAACCGCATCGATCCCGTTTGATGACCTTTATTTGGCTCAAAAGGGGCTTAACTATGTGATCGATAATGACGATTGGGGCTATGACACTTTCCCTAGCGATGAAGAAATCCAGTCACGTTTAGAAGACATTTTAGAACAGCAGTACGAAAACCCCGGTTCTATATCGAATCAGTTAGGAATCTAATTATGAGTCACGATGGTCTATGTGAAGAAAATAGTCAGATTTTGTGCGTTTGCGAGTTGATCGAAAACGTCCGAAGCGAAGAACGCGCAAGCATGGAAGGGGTTTCCTCTCTGACAGTTGGTGCGCTGGCTTACGCCCGTGGACGCGAGGAGGCTTCTAACGCCGTAAAACGATACAAGGTGTCATCAATCCCCATGTTCGACGGAGACACCCCAGCGAGCCTCGCAGAGCGCGTTAAAGGACTTTTAGGAAACGCGGCGTTGTGCGGGGAAGGCAAAGAAAAACTTGATCAAAAAACTTTGCACGACGTTTTTCAGGAAAACGAATAAAAGTCCTCAAACCAAAAGCACAAAACACTCAGAGACCCCGGTATACTCACAGAATGGACAAAGAGGATATCGGGGTTTTCGCTGCCTTGACGCCTCTTGAAGAATGGGCTACTCAAGTACACGAAATTTATTTAGCAGCAGTCAAAGCAGGATTTGAGCAGCAGGACGCGCTAACCTTGATATCTAACATGAGTAGACACACCGAAAATTGACTTGAATGGGAGAATAATGGCATCCCGCCCAGATTTAGATGAATTAGGCACAACCGGGCTAAAACGCACCAGCGGTTTCATTAACGAAGAATTTTTGACGCGCCTTAGAGGAATACAAGGCGTAAAAACTTACCGTGAAATGGCAGATAACGATCCTGTCATCGGCGCGATTGTCTACGCCATAGAAAAAGTAATCACAAGGTTGGAATGGCGAGTTGATCCTTACAAAGACAATTCTGTTGACGGGGACATTGATCAAGCAGATATTGAGACAGCCGAATTTGTCGAATCTTGCTTAAATGACATGAGCGATTCGTGGGACGCAACCTTGACAGAGGTTTTGTCTATGATCGTTTACGGATGGTCGTATCACGAAATAGTTTACAAAAAACGAGTTGGCCCAGATCAGAAAGATCCCAGAAAACGATCTAAGTTCACGGACAACAAAATTGGTTGGCGGAAATGGGCTATCCGTGGTCAAGAAACTCTTTATCTATGGAACTTCGATGACGACGGTGGAATCCAAGGGATGCAGCAAGTTGACCCTTACACGGGGCATGGTCGCGTAGATATCCCCATCCAGAAATCTTTACTTTTCCGCACCACCTCTGCTAAAAACAATCCTGAAGGCAGGTCGCTGCTTCGGAACACTTACCGGCCTTGGACGTTTAAGAGGCGCATTGAGGAAATAGAAGCAATCGGTATTGAACGTGACCTCGCAGGATTACCTATCGCCTATGTCCCTCCTGAGTACCTTTCTTCGACTGCCACACCAGATATGCAACTAATTCTTGCTGCGATGAAAGAAATCGTTACTTCTATCAAGCGTAACGAAAACGAAGGAATCATTTTCCCTCAAATTTACGACGATTCAGGTAAACCACTTTTTGATTTGAAGTTGCTTTCAAGCGGTGGAACACGACAGTTCGACACGGATAAAGTAATTACTAGGCTTGATCAACGCATAGCGATGAGTGTTTTGTCTGACTTTATTTTGTTGGGCAATGATCGTGTCGGCTCGTTTGCTTTGGGCGCTACAAAAATGGATCTGTGGTCTATGTCAGTTGATTCGATTGCTAAAACGATTGCTGACACCGTAAATCAACATGCTATCCCACGGCTTCTTCGTCTTAACGGGATTAAGGCTGACCGCGCACCTTCGGTTGCTTATAGCGAAGTTTCACATGTTGATTTGGCTGAACTAGCAGATTACGTTTCTAAGATGACGACGGCTGGAGTGTTTTCTCCTGATCCGTCTTTGGAAGATCATTTGCGTGAGTTGGCTGGGTTGCCTCCGGTGATTCACGATACTGAAGATAATGGTACGGACGTTATGCCTACGGATGACATGAAAGATATTCTAAATAATCCTCCTTCGGGAGCAGACGAGCCAGAGGAGTAAGAACGTGGAGTTGAAAGATGAGTTTTTTTTACAGGAATTAAGGAAGTCTAGAGTTTTTGGTTCCTCTGACCTGATCCCCGATTCTGTTTGGGAGCAGATTGAGAAGCAAGTGGGTGAGGTTGGTGTCTTGGGGTTAACGGGTGTCGCTAAGCAGATTGTTTTAGATCTTGTGTTGAAGCACGGCGAGCCGGGGAAAAGTCCTGATTATGGGCGTATGCACCCTGATGGTAAGGGTGGTTCAAAGGGAACTGGTTCTGGGGGGAAAAAGCAGACTCGCAGCATAAGAGGAGTTGAATGGAATGAAGACCAAAGAAAAGAATTGAAGGATCGTTATGGAATGAAAAGCAAATCATTCGATACCGACGATCAATTTGAATTGGATCACAAGGTTGCGGATAACATAGCAAAGAGGATGAAAAGTACGACAGCGGAATTAGAGAACGCATCATTCGTTTCCCTAAATTATGAGGAGTCGGAAACTGACGCGTCTGAATGGGACATTGACACAATTATTACTTGGGAAGGGAAAAAAGTTAAAACTTCTTCCCCAGAAGGCGATGCAGCAATAAGGCGGCAAAGCGTTGTTCAGTTGATGGAGTATTGGAATGAATCCTCAGATCTTTCAAATGTTTCTACCGCTTTACAGGATGTTGCTAAAAAAGAATTTGATCTAAAAGGCACTTCCAGAGTTAATTCAGCGGATTCAGCAGAGGAGAGGCGAGAATTCGTTAAGGATTTTGGGCCAGTTTATTCAGATTTTCTTCGCGCTCAGTACGCCGAAACTCAAGAAATGTTGGAAAGACGCGGTATCAAGGAAATTACCGCGTATCGGGGTTTCACAGCCAAGGACACAAAATTATCCGCAAGAATTAAAAATTCTGATGACAATTCTCCTGTTCCAACGGACACTAAGACACGACCACTTTCCTCATGGTCAACATCTCGTAGCATTGCGGAAGACTTTGCTTCAAGGCCAAAGGAAAATAACGAAAGTGGAGTTGTTTTTGAAGCGACCATTTCAGCGTCGCAAATCATGTCTACACCAGTATCCGGAATGGGTGTCTTTAGTGAGGGAGAAATTGTCACGGTAGGCGCTGCCTTTGAAACAACTACTTACTTGTTTGAGGCTAGTTATGACAGTATGGACAAAGCGGTTGATTCCAGTTCAAGCGACGTAATAGATCTTGACGAAGACAGTCGGAACGCTGACTGGATTAAATCTTTCGGCAAGAAGTAGAGTTGAACAGTGGCTCTTTTAATCGGTGGTAAGAGCGTCAGGAAAGCGAAAATAAGTCCAGTACCGTTGACCCCGCTGGAACAGTCTCTTGTTGACGCTCTTGTTTCTGTAAACAAAACTTTTGTTTCTAATCTTGACGTAGCCGAATTATCTTCTGCTATCCAAAATCTTAATCCTGATGATTTTGCCCAACTTCTAGATTCGGTTCTTAACTACGAAGATGTTGACAATCTCATAAAGGGCAGTTTGAGAGAAATTGTTTTAGCAGGTGGCACTGCGGAAACAAGAAGCATTATCGCCAATTCTCCAAATGTTGCTCAAACCCCGCTGACTAGAATCGAATTCGGGGATAAAGTTCTTCCCGGTGGGATAATTGTTCCGGCTAATATGCCAGTGGCTCCGGGACTTAGTTTTTCTATTGAAACCCCTGTTGACCGTATGTTTAATTCGATTAACGGGTGGGCTTTGCAGTACGCTGAAACTCGCTCATCCCAGTTAATTACCGCGATTGATAGTTCAAACAGGCTTGCTATTCAGCAACTTATTACCCAGTCTTTTACTGAGCCTCGCTCTGTGGATAAGACTGCTCGAATGATCCAAAGGATTATTGGGCTGCACCCAAGATGGGCTTTAGCAGTTGAACGTTTTCATGACAAGAATTTCAGAAATGCAATTAAGGATGGGATGAGTACGGCGAAGGCTGAGGCTCGCGCTGACGCTATGGCTGCCACTTATCGTTCTAAGTTGATTCGCCGACGCGCTATGACTATTGCTCGTACCGAAATTCAGCAGGCCCAAAACTTTGGTAGGGAATCCTCGTGGGTGGCCGCTGACAACATGAGTTTGATTGACCCAAGGTCTATGAAGGAATGGAGAACCGCCCCCGTAGCGTCCTCTTACGGGCGTCCTTGCGAAATTTGTATGGAACAGCGTGGTACTAGGGTTCCTTGGAATGGTGTTTTTAGCAACGGTAGTTCGATGCCTCCGGCTCACCCGAATTGTCGCTGCACCGCAACTATTATTCCTCCAAGTCGCGGCTTGACTGGTTTGCCATCTCAAAACATGGATTCGTGGATTTCTCGTTTGGATGCTTTAGAGGCTGAGCAGTTGAAAGAAATGGGGGTTCGTTCGGCTGTTCCTTCTTTTGTTCACAAGCATCTGCGCGGCAAGCACGACCAGAAAACTCATGGACGCTGGGCGGGTTCTGGTAAAGAAGTGCAGGTTTCCGACGTTAGCGAGGCGTGGCAAGAATTGTTGAGTGCCGAATCTAGGGAACTTGATGATCCTGAAGGAACTTACCCTGAGAAGTACATTCCCAGAGGGACACCGGATTGGGGTTTGAAAGACGGAGAGACCACGCTGCGCCTTGTTAGAGGTCGGGAAACTCCTCGCGTTCGCAGATACGAGACTAACGATTCGGCTGGTTTGACCTCTAAAGAGTCTGAAGGAGTTGACGGAACCGTAATGTTTGCTTACGGGCCGGGAAAAAATCTTGTTCCTACGGGAAGCGAAAGACCACCAAAGCATGTTTACAGGGTCATGTCAGTGGATGAGTT